TTCACAAGAACTAACGAACAACGTGACATGACCCTGAATTGTATTGACTGCTCTTAGAACACAGAATGGCTTGTTTGGGATGTCATAGAAGTTGGTACGGCGATTTTGTACTTCTCTGGATCGCAATCGGTTCAGGAAATATTTTTGGCTCACATGGATGATTCAGAACAGGCTCCTTGCCATCTGCGGCATACATATTTATCCCGTAGCAGAGAAGCAAAAAACGAAATTGCTTGCTGAAACACCGAGAACACCCGATGCCGAAAGCTAAGTAACATGCCGGAAGCAATCATATTCGGATTGAACAGCGCCTTGTTATCACACTTGCATATCCAGTCATCATTGGTGATATTGATATCAATATTAATGAGATACCAAGGAGCAGGTATGCAAGTGGCAGTGGTGGAAAAGACCTTCAGGATCGTTGGCAAAGGGTCGCTCATAGCCCAGTTCACCTTTATCTCTTCAGGCACGCTGCATATCTGGTTTCCGGATGTGGGCCTGCAGATGGAGGCCCACTGCAAAGAGTTGCGTATCGAAGATTGCACCATTATCTATACCAATGGCCTCCATCACGGCCAGCCCAGAGCGCTCTGGTCCTTAACCCTCCATCCCGATGATATGAACGAGCTCAAACGTATATTGCAGCAGTTCAACAGCAACCTCTACTTGACCTGCCAGCCACCCACGTTGGCCATCGCCAAACGTGCCTTGAATATGAATTGACCCGACTTCCAAAAAAGTCGCAATCATGCCAGCCACAACAATAAACCGTGAGGATTAAGGGGAGGGGAATCTATCGCGATAGTCGGCATTTTTATGGCTGTTTTACAAGAAGGAGTATCAATATTTTCAGAGAGAGACCTCTCAAGTAGGGGACAGATATTTCCAAGTGTAGTGGTCTAATCATCTCGGACACCATTTTAGGTGGTACAGTCGCCACCATGACCTGAGGTGTTCAATGACAAGATTACGTCGCTCATTTACTGCCGAATTCAAACTCGAAGCCGCATCCTTGGTGCTCGACCAAGGATATTCTGTCCCTGAAGCCAGCCGTTCACTGGATGTCGGTGAAACAGTGCTCCGTCGCTGGGTTCAGCAGCTGCAATCCGAACGAACTGGCACAACCCCAATCAGCAAAGCACTGACTCCAGAGCAGCAGAAAATTCAGGAGCTGGAAGCCCGTATCAACCGGCTCGAACGTGAAAAGGACATTCTAAAAAAGGCTACTGCTCTCTTGATGGCGGACGAGTTCACACGTACGCGCTGATAGACCGATTAAGGGAGCAAGCCCCCATCACCTTGGTCTGCTGCGCCTTCGATGTTCCCACCTCCTGTTTTTACGATTATCTGGCTCGCAGGCGGACGATTAACCGTGAACGTATGCAACAGCGCTGTGAGTTGCGCCGTTTGTTCAAAGCGAGCCGGGACTCAGCGGGCAGCCGCGCCTTGATGTCGATGATGCGGGAGTTGGGGTATCAGATTGGTCGATTCAAAGTACGTAACCTGATGAAGGAAGCCGGGCTGGTATCCAAACAGCCGGGCGCACACCGCTATAAGGTGGCACAGTCTGAACGACCGGATATCCCCAATCTGCTAACCCGTGAATTTGATGTCCAGCAACCCAATCAGGTGTGGTGTGGCGATATCACCTACGTTTGGGCAGGTGGTCGCTGGCATTACCTGGCAGCGGTTCTTGACCTGCACACCCGGCGGGTCGTGGGCTGGGCGATGTCTGATAAACCTGATGCAGAATTGGCCATCAAAGCACTGGAGATGGCCTATCAGCAGCGGGGTTGCCCATCAGGTGTGCTATTTCACTCTGACCAGGGCAGCCAATATGGTAGCCGGGCATTTCGACAACGACTGTGGCGCTATCGCATGACCCAGAGTATGAGTCGGCGTGGCAACTGCTGGGATAATGCCCCGATGGAACGGCTGTTCAGAAGCCTGAAGTCAGAGTGGCTCCCGGCTATGGGATACATGAGCGTGCGGGAGGCAAAGCGGGATATCAGTTATTACCTGATGGATTACTACAACTGGCGGCGTCCACATCAATACAATGACGGGATACCGCCAGCAAAAGCCGAAGAACGGCCTAACCAAGTGTCCGGATTTAGTTGACCACTACAGAGGTTGCCCGTATGGCCCCACCATCGAGGCAGGAAGGGTTCCGAGAGGGTAGGGGATGGGGTAGAATTCCCCCCGTATTACTACACGGGGGGAAGTACAAATGAAAACAAACACATCAATGACTTCATTCTATAAATACACAAAGTTTTTTGGCATAGAGAAACTTAAAGATTTACATTTAAGATTATCTACACCATCAGTCCTCAATGATCCTTTTGAAAACATATTTAATAAAACACTTGAAGCTGAATTAGAAAAAAATATAAAAGTAAAAGATATGCTGCACAACATATACGATATCATAAATGACGGAAATGATGGCTTAGCCAATATCATACAAGAGCGTATCCTTTCACTTGGAATTGTGTCATTATCAGAAACACCAAGAAACCTTCTCATGTGGGCTCATTATGCTGATGAGCACAAAGGAATCTGCATAGAATTTGATGGAGATATGATGTTCAATCAAGAATTAAATCATCTAAATCGTAGATATGCAATTCAACCTACCAAAGTGTATTATGATAAAATAAGACCTAGTTATGAATGCCACACTCATGACGAGCTCAACAAACATATAAAAAAACATTTACTTACAAAAAGCGATGAATGGATTTATGAAAAAGAACATAGGTGCATAATGCCGCTCGAATGTTGTGACAAAGTAATATTAGACGAATCAACTCTAGATGAATCCCAAAGAGTGGCATTAGAAGAAATGATTAATGCTGGAAAAATCAATAAAAACGACAAAGAATATGACGCAAGATTCGACTCGATTTATCAAATTGCTTACTTAGCAGGACGTGAATACCATAAAAAAATCACCTTCTTAAAAAAAGTTGATGTTAATAGCATCAAATCTATATATATAGGTTGTAGATGTGAAGATAAAAATATAATTCTTAAGGAAGTATTATCACCTAATAGTCCCCTTAAACATGTAAAGTTATTTGAATGTACCCCAAGCACTACAAGGTTTGAGTTAGAAATGAATCCTATGAATTAATTATCACTTTGTAATCTTAATTGAAGAACTTAATTAAAGCAGATCTCCGACAGTAGGCAAAGGCAGTCGACACCCGTGTCCTATAGCCTAAAGGGTTTCATCCTCGCCACGGGCCTTCCTCACCCCTTCCGACTGGTCGCTCTGACTGAGGCATTAAAGAACGGTTTGGCAGGGAAGGGGGCACCTACTCTCCGAGGTAGATGGGCGGCAATATGCCGCCCATCTACCTCTAGCGCACCTTACTAAAGATTAGCAATATAAGACTGACACATACCAAGAAGCCCCAGATCGCAGCACTGTAAACTGTATTGGTAGCATCCATAACGCTTTCCATTATTGCTCGGTGCTGTTCTAAGGTAATTGGCCCAGAAAGTAAAACACTTTCTTTCTCTGATATATGGCCAAATGGTAAAGAAGCCAGTCCGAGCCAGACATAATAACCAAGGCCAATAATTACAATAGAAGACCACCGTATGATGGTTTTTACATTAATTGATAGCATCAGACACCCCACCCAATATGCCACCTACTGAGCCACCAGAATATGGTGACAACTTACCTATAGCTGATGCAACCTCAGCCAAGGTACTCAGGAACGAATCGTCATGTGCAGGAGAAACCTTGGTAGTATTCGGATATTGCTTTCTAAACTCAGCAGTCACCTCTACTACCTGCATAGATTTTTCTGAACTTTTCTTAATTAAATAACGCTGCAAAGATACGGGAACAGCAAAATCCTCTTCCGAATCAATCCGCATTTGAGAATTCGTTGTGTATCCTCCTTTAAAAACAGAGGAACCAGCCATTTTAATACCATCAGTGGTGTGTGTTGTGCAGTTTTTTCCTGTTACATCATATCTATCGATGGTATGGCCATTTTTCTTTGTCATTACGCCCATATCAGGAGTGGGGGCAGCAGGTACACCATTAGACCAAAGGCGCTCAAAATATTTTCTTGCAATAGCAGGGTCAGCATCAGTGATCATAAACACTCTAGCTGATTTGCTATAAAGTTCATCACGGTAATATTCTCTGGCGTCTTCATATTTGAAGAAATTCAGGATGCCATCCCCAACAGCCCCGCGAGGGTTCCCTACGCGACCAAAGCGGCCATAGGTGTAAACGAACGGGCTATTGCTTTCATGAACAGAAACAAAAGCATGTCCGGCACCTTTAATCTCTGTCCAGACAAATACGCCATTTTCTATCGGATTGAACGGCTTCTTACACTCGTTCTCCGATTCAATCCATTTGCCTTCGGCTTTCTTAACCAGTTGCACGAAGCCACCGTTATCCTTTTTCGTGTACTGGATAGGCTCACCAGTGGCCAACTTCTTGTCTTGCCACAGGCCCAATCCCTTACCGTATTGCTTCATCTGAGCCGGAGTCATGTTTCTCTCACACCAAAAACTAAGCGGGCATTGTGCCATGAGCTACAGGCGAGACCAAATTTGAATGACGTAGGGCGTGCCTGATTATCATGACGGCCAGCACCGCAGACTAATACGGCGCTATTGAGTGATGGGGCAGGGAAGTGATTACTCCTATTGTTGCGGTTCCCGAAAAATTTGCAGAGGGTTTGCGTCGCTTCGCTAGCACCCTCGCATTTTTCGTCTATTCGGGCAGCTAAACACGGTTTGGCAGGGAAGTGGGTGATCCAGTCTCTGGGGTAGATGGGCGTGCTCCGCCGCGAGGCTATTGGAGGTCAAATGGACAGCAGAGGGCGGCTTGTAGGGGCTACCGCCCCTGTCCTATGCGGCGTTGACATCTGTATTTAACATAAACAATGCAGTGACGCAGTTAGGCACTATTTATACCCGGACATAAAATTATAAGGCCGTCTGAATCCTTTCAAACGGCCTTCAACCATCAAGTTCTCTTAACGAATAATGATAGGCGGCGGGGGAGGAGGTGGCTCACCTGCCGAGACTGAGAACACAGCAAAAGCATTCATCCCGATAATAGCCAACACAAGCAAAGCGATTCTTTTCATGTGTCTTAATCCCTGACGATTGGTAGCTCGGTGTAAGTGGGGCGGGACTACGGCACCACTCAAGACCTATTAAAGCTCACCGACGAGGATACACAAAGGGCACTCCGTAAAATTCCCGGGAATACCGCATAGCAAAATCGGTTTACCGCTTCTCTTCATCCGAGAACTCGGTCTGCGGGACCCGTTGACTCACCCAAGCAGCCTGACATGCATCTCGTAAGCGAAGTGCCAATTGCTTATCCAGAGGGTAGGAGATGTCTCCGGCCACAGCGGTCAGATACGTTAACAGCTCATCTGCATCAGTACGGTCAAAAGTAACCGTGATTTTTTTCATTTTCTGACGAGCACGATATGCAGCCTGTTTTTCGGCTGGAGTCATTGCACGCTCGCCAGAGGATGGCCTGCCACGAGGTCGTTTAGGCTTGGCCTGCTCGGGTTTCGAGGTTGTTTTGGTCACAGTTTCTAAATCAAGATTGGGGATGCTGTCAGCGCGTTGATCTTTTTCGGTAACTGTTGCCAAATTTTGAGTTTTAGTGGGGCTAGTCGGTGAAGTTATTTTGGTCACTGTTACCTCTGAAAATGGCATGGCCAGTGTGCCTACTGGATTATCGGATGAACGCTTGGCCAGCACATCGGCAATCATTGCTGCGTTCTTGGCCTCAATCTGGCGAAGGCCATGATGCAACAATTTGGACGCATCAGGAAAGACAATAGGCTTCTTGGGCGGCCTCGGAGGTAAAGCAACAGCCTCCTTCTCCAACTTATCAGCCGTCATATCGGCCTCAATCATAAGGGCCTCAATGGCTCGCCGCAGCGGGATGGGTCTGCGTGGCCAGACAGGCTCCTCAAGGGGTAAGTCCGCAGGCGTAAGGCCAAGAGCCTCTAATGCCTCAATCATATCGAAGATATTGTCCTTCTTGATAGCCGCAAGAAGGCAGTTATACCGAACACGAAGTTGGGCAATCTGAGCTTTGTAGTCCATGACAAAACCTTTTTAGTCACTGTTACCACCAACATTATAGTAACAGTGACCAATAAATTAAATCATTACGTAACGGTTACATTATTAATTTTCACGTAATGGCCTTAAGGCCAAGGGAAGGGATCCCTCCAGAAGCCATTTATGTTCAGCCATCATTTGGTTTCATCTTGCTATCACTGCCAGCAAAGAGGGCGGCGTTCTGTTTACGGCGTAGGGCGTCACCTTCTGGATCACAGTACACGTCTACAGGCTGGCCCTGATACTTCACCACGGCATGGCAACCGCTGACGGCATCGACACTGGCCAGTTCCTCTGGCCAATCGTCTACATCCAAAGGCGCAACCTCGTCTCCCTTGCGCAGGGCAAAGCAATACTCGACCCGGTAAGACCAAAGATTGTCTTTAATCAGCACATTGCAACTGATGATCAGGCGATGGCCTGCAAAAGGTCCTACAGAAAGAACCCCGCCACCAGACGCAGCAGGAGCGCCGCTAGGACGTACCCCAGCAGTGGGCGCAGCACCCACCGCCCCAGAAGTCTTAGCAGCGGTAGGAGAGGGCGCAGGGGCCTTGCTAGGCTTATCAATAAATTCCGGCTTGATGAGGCCAAAGTAGAGACAGAATCCAATAACACCCAGAAAAAACAGAATTTTAGGATCACGCAGGATCGAGCTACCCGCGATTGTATCCGTGACTTGGCCTGTTGTAGTTGAGTCGTAGAGCTTGAAAACATAGTTGGGCACCTTGTTGAATGGCTTGGCCTGCAGAACATCGGACATAGACGCACCGCTGTTATCCGCAAGATGCAAGACAGTTTTGTAACGCTTACCAAAGCCCAATATCTTCATATTGGTGTGTCTGATCGCCGTCTCTGATGCAGCCCTGATCACGGCGTGAACCTTCTTGATGTTCGGGGTGGTAAAGACGAAATCCCAGTTGTGGTGACGGTGCATATCAAAGGCAACGTCAATGGTTTCGGGTCGGCCGTCAGCCTTGGCGACTTCCGGCCCACCCGGATAATCGAGTCGGTCGAGGTCGCTCTGGCGCCATGCAGGCGGAAAGATCCGCTGCACTTCATCGACCAGAAAGAACACCCCCTTCGGAGCCCAGTGGTAGAAGCGGGCCAGTTGGTCGCGGCCCTCTTGGGCTTCGGTGTCGATATAGGTCACCTTGAACTCATCGGGCACCGCCTTGCCCAGAACCTCCTTGCAGCGTTTGGCGGTGAACCCGCGAACGTTAGTGATGATATGGCGGCCTGCTTTGATGGCGGGGATCACATCGGTGTGAATGGCCCCTGATGATTTGTAAGAGCCTGGCGCCCCGTGGTGGATCTTGATGGACATTTACCACCCCATGATGTTCAGCAGAAAACGGGTCACGAAGGCCTGCGTCAGGATGGCAAGCCCTTTATCCAGATGGATAAAGAGCAGCATCGAGCGAAAGTCAGCGGGGAGGGCATTGAAGGAGTGAGAGATCATTTCACTAAAGTGAACGTTCACCAAAATTTGCTTGGCAACGTCCCATGAGAAGGTAAGCATAAACAACTTAAATTCTACCCATTGCACCGTCATTCTGATTGCCAGCCATGCACCGAACTGGACAGCCAATTGATATAAATCGTTGAAGAATGAATTAAAGAAGTCACCAAGCCATTCCATGACGTATTACCTCTTGAATACAATTGCGAACGCAATGAAGTAGAAAATAAACATCATCAGTGCGGCGATGATGTCCCAATATTCTTTTGCAGGTGGGCAAACGCGATAGTCTTTTCCGCCATAGGTGAAAAAATCGAAGCACTCCATAATTCCGGCAGAACCAGAGAGCTGAAAATCAAACATGTCTTTTACTTCATCACCAATACTTTTGTGTTTGTCAGAGATAGCCTTGTTCGCGTCATCCAGCTTCTTTTGAATGGCAGCTATATCAAAGAAGCAATCACCGCCCGTGCAGGCCGAGTTATAATGAGCAGCTCCCACTGTGAGCGGATGATTGCCGGAGCCAGGCATCTTGGAGTAATCAATTCCGCTGTCGCCGCTTCCCGAGCCGGAGCCAGAACCGGTACCGTCACCTGCAACCGAGTTGCGAATATCGCGCAGATCCTTGGCCATGAACTTCATGCCTTCAAGCATCTGCTGCATGGATGGATCACCCGCACCACCACCGGAAGAGCCGCCGCCCGTTGAGCCGCCAGAACTGCCCATCTTGGCGCTGATTTGTTCTAGGGTGCCTCGCATGGCGTTGATATTGCCTGCCATGCCATTAGAGCCCATCGCGCCCGCAATGCTATTAAGCGGGTTCTGCATGCTGTTTAACTTCTGATCCATGCTGTTGAATACACCCCAGCGCATGGCATCCAAGACACCAAATAACCTGTCTTGGTCAAACTCTCGTCCGGCAGAACCGCCAGAGCCAGAATCGCCCCCTTTATCTGCGATTTTCTTAAGGTGGACATTACTCTCCTGAATACCTTGCTCAATGCGAGACAGAGACAGGTTAGAGCCCTCCATAGTGGATTGGGCTGCACGATTATATTCGGCGATATCTTTTAATAGACGCTCGGCAGTTTCAGTTGCATTAACAATACGCGTTGTATCGCCACTGATTTGATTTACCCGTGAATATATTCGTTCCGTACCTTCGGAGAAGGCGCCAATATGTTTACCAAGGTTTTTATTGAGCTTGGCAATAGATGCGGATACAGAAGTCCCTGTGGCATCACCCACAACCGGATTAAAGAAATCCCAGTCCTTAGGTAAACCGCCGTTTTCTGAATTATTGCCTTCGCCCGGTGTATGGCCGCTGCCGTCAGAGTCACCGTTACCACTGCCATTATCGGTATAATTGCAGGCCGTGCCGGTGGTCTCCACTGGCCCCTTGGTATTGGCTAAAGGCAACTCAACACAGACCCCCTTGCAATTAACCTCGCAGCCACCCAGTTGTGATGAATCGAACTTCAGGCAGACAGGCAACCGAGTGGCAATCGTCACGTTCCCCAGCTGGACACCGACTGGACAACCAGCAATAGCAAACGCCAGCGATGGAAATGAAAGTAAAAGCCAAGCTAAGCGCACACAGCCCCCAATATAAAAAAGGCGACCGGAGCCGCCTTAAATAGAGAAGGATGATCGCCATCCCTCGACAAAGAACAAAAACCAGAGCGTCCCAATAAGCAGGGACATGGTTTAAGCTTTACGGATCAGGGAAATGACGATACCTGTAGCGGTCACCAGTGCGACTACCAACAACACTTTGGGAGAGGTTGAGGTTACATCGGCCTGAGCTGCCTCCATCGCTTTACCGGCTGCATCCGCGAGACCAGTTCCCTCGGCCATCGCCGCATTAGCAGACAGACCACACACAGCCGCAATACATGCATTACGGAACAAACCTGATACTTTTTTCATTTTTTATCCTCTTTTTGCACCAACAATTACACGGGCAATTGCGCCCAACTTTACGCCTAAGACCCAAATAGCAAGGCCAGAGCCAAAGGCTATTCCCACGGTGGATATATCGAACTGGAACCAGTTTGATATATCCGTGAGTCTGGAATGCTCCTGAACAGTCAGCAGCACATATTTACAGGCATCCCCCTCGGATAAACGGGCATATCCTTCGGCGGTAATATCAAGACAAAGCATGGTCGCGCCCTCGTCGTCGCTCGCTGCGCGCTCTCGCTCCTCCTCCTCGCGGCGCGGTTGTTAAACCGGTTTTTTGCTGGCCTGATAGCCAACAACAACGTTGCGGGTCGGGTTCTGCGGGTCGGCTTCCAGCACCAGATCAATGGCGACCAGCTTGGGGCAGTCGGCCATCTCCTTGATGGTGGCAGCATCATTGCGCAGGGCCAGCTGGCGAACTTCGTAGCCCCAGGAGGTGATATTGCACTCGGGCTTATTAACGTTATTGGCCGGAGCCAAGTATTCGACCTGTGCAAAATCATACGGAACCGGCGAACCCGATTTACGAGATACACCAAAGCCATGAGTAACGCGCGTTACCAAAATACCTGTGAGCAGGGACATATTACTTACCTCGTTGAAGAACCATGATTAGGTCGAAATTAGACAGTGTTCCCCCGATATAAACTCGGGTGGTAACGGCATTCTTAACCGCGCGGGAATATCATCTTCTTTTAGGTGCGCAGTTAATTGGTTAACAATCACCGCCGGGGCTAACCCTTCAATATTTGCTAACCAATTAACGAGCCGGCCGGCCATGCGAGCCATATTGAATACAGCGTTATCACGACTGGTTTTGAACTTGTTCTTAAATGTGGTCACACGAACAGGTTCGACATCGGCCTGCTTGAGTGAATCCAGCCATTTAGCAAACTGCGGATACATCCCGGCAAAGAAAGGATCCGGATTAACCAGAACCTCCAGTGGGATCACCCGGTCTTTGTTATGTAGCTCGCCTTCGGCGCGCACCCAGTTCGGATGCTCGGTCGATTGCATCTGCTTACCTTTCTCATACACCCGGGCACATTTGCCATTGATGCGGCTGCCAACATAGAACGAGCATCCCTTGGTCGGGGCCATGCCATAGCGCTTGGCAATCCCTTTAGAGATCTCGGCTATCACGAACTCGCCTGACTCGATCTTCATCCATGACGGAGCACGGCCACGTTCTGGATGGAATTCCCCAGACTCAGCACCGGCGATCGCATCTTGATAGGAGATCACGTCGCCGCTGTAGTCATCGAGCGCCAAGTCGACCCGGGTGATGCGAATGGATGGAATGTGAGAGATAACA